CCTCCCGTTATCCTAAAGACTTACCTATGGTTATTCCTATTTGAAAGACACCGTACATGAACAGGATGACACCAATCACAATGACAGCAACCCACCCTAGATTTAAAGAGGCCCAATCCATCAGCTTATCAAACCAATCTTCCTGTCTCTGTAGGCTCATAATCCCTCCTCATATTTTGTAGAACAATCAACAACTGCACCCACTCCCCGTACAGCTTCTCAGCTTTCTTATCAATCCATTCCATCTTCATCTCAGATTCTTCAGTAGTTTTTGCAATCACCACAGGTTTCCGAAACATAAAGTCTACCAAAGTCATCGACTTCACCACCTCATTGATCTGCTTATCTAACAACTCAAACATACCACCTCCCCTTATAATACCTCGAATGGTTCCGAGTCCTGTATAGGCTGCTCCTGTTCTTGATCCCCGTCATTCTGGTATCCTGATAGTACCATTGACTGTTCAATGGTTGTCTTCAGGAAATTGAAAAGTATCCTGATCTTTCCAAGCTCCCCGTCTCTGCCTTTTATCAGATTCAAAATCCTATACTGCAAAGGACTTCGGTTATTCTTATCCTCAATCCTCTCGTATTCCAAGGAGAGTACAATGGATGCAAGCTGTCCTATCGCTATAGATCCAGCTATTCCATCCAGCGCACCGGGAGCCTTCTTATTGAACTGATAAGTTGCTAGTATCGGGATACTATTTGTGAGAGCCAAATTCTTCAGGTACTCCATATTACTCATAATACGTTCCCATGTTGCTTGAGAGCGATTAGACGACCTTAGTAAATAAGCCCCGTCTACTACTAACAAATCTGGTTGAAGCTCACTGACTATGAATGAGATATCTTCTATCTTGGAATACATACCTCCCGGTAATACCTTGAAGAAATTCTCGTCTCCGCTAAACTCTTGAATGAAAGGATCAAACGCTACCCTACCAAATCTGGACAATCTACCAAGTTTCAAGTCGGCTGAATTTATTCTGCCCTGCATAGCCAGCAACCGTCTTGCTATTTGTATATCAGACATTTCAGTTGATAGATAAAGAACAGATGATCCACTTAGATATGCTGCTAATGCATACTTCAAAGATAAAAAAGTTTTGCCTACTGATGTACTTCCTGCAATCACTATCATATCCCCACCCTGCATCCCACCGCATACCTGATCCAAATAGGGCATCCCGAATGAAACACCCGGCATTGTTGATAAGGTCTGCACACTGTCATGTAGTTCCAGAACTTGCTGTTGAAGATATGTCAGATCAGCGATCATCGCGCTGCTAGTAACTGAAAGATCCCTGTACGTCTGCTTGATTACATCAAACGCCCTGTCTGTATGACTGTCTCTCAAAGAGGACAAGATGCTCTCTGCTGCACTCCGTAAGCTATTGAATTTATGCCTCTCCTGTACTTGCTCCACCCAATATGGAAACTGTGCATCTGATAAATTCTCGAAGCAATTTGTATTTCCTGATTCCACCGCGACTGTTACCAGATCCGGGGAACCTCCGAAACTATGCACATAGGTTCTTATAAAATTAAAAGCCAACTTCTCAGCACCATCTAAGAATAAACTTTCTGTAATACCAGAATTATACATGGCTATTAAAGGCTGTGGTTCCTGTAATGAAGATTTCAGTAACCCAAATCCTACCGTACTCATACCTTCTCCTCTTCCCCAAACATCCTTGCTGGTAAAGATGGATCAAGGTATCTTGATATTGCATCCAGAACTAGAGTCTCAGTAGTTGCCACCTGTTCCGTTCTACCACTTAGCGTATGAGTAAGCATCAGCACCGTCAAAAGATTTATCTTGGAGGCCGAAGCAGTTTTTATTTTGGAAATAGTCTCATCATAAATAGATGCCCACAGTTCGTAATCCATCCCAACACCTTCTTTCCTTATCTGCTCCTTGATTAGAGGTGTCAGAACATCCAGCAATTTATCTAAGTAAAACTCTACTATATCGTCACCTGCTTTAAGAAACTCCTTATACTCCATTGACTACCTCCGCTAACATTATTCTGGAAGACTGATATATACATACTTCGCTTTATTCCCAACAAATAACTCCAAGGCCATCTCTCCTAACGTGTCCAGCATATCCTTTGAGACAGCTACACAATCATCCACTGATGATATATTTTTTTTGGTATAAATATCATATACCGTAGCCAGTCTCTTCACCTTCCTCCGTTGCAACATGCTCAAAACAAATCCTTTGATTTTTACTACCGACATATTACTTCTATCCACGTATGGAATTATAAGAAGGTCGGTATGCTCCAAATTGTCACGCTTCTCTTCATCCCCATAAAATGCTGATACCAGATAATCTATATCAGCTATACAAAATCTCTTATCATTTGAGCATACCCACGTTGCAGTAAAACAAATATACATCTCCCTCATATAGCTTGGAGAACTGCAAAAACAAAGTACCCAATTCCTTGTACGGCTACAGAAACGCACCATATCCGCGACTTGATTTATCATCTTTATATTATCAGGTGCCATCCACACCGTATCTGGAAAATCGTACATACTCACCATTGACCGGAGTTTGTAGAACGCCTCAGATTCGTGGTCTATTTCCCAAGGATAGACAATCTCATTCATCATATTCACCCATAAGCTTCATGTACTCTTCGTCAATTTCCTGTTGTGTCGGCCCTCTCTTAACCGGAGAATAAGTCATACCTTGAAATACAGCCTTCTCCAAGGGCATGCTCTCTTGTACCACCGGCTTGTCTGCTATCTCATTTAAGATTGCATCCCTACATACCAAAAAGTCTCTGATAGAAGGACGGTCAGGCAGCACCCATTTTATTCCCTTCTTTGTCTGTAAAACTTTAGACCTGAGTAACTGCCAGCTATCCACAACCTTCTCCACAAGTGAGTATATGTCTGCATCATCCAACCCATTATTTTTTGATACCTTTATGAATCCAGACAGCATGTTGAACTCTTTCTTTGTAAGCATCCCGTGCTGTCCGAACCCCAACTCCGCCATCTTATCTTTGAAGACCAAAAAAATACCAGACGCAGAAGCCTTTCCCGAAGCCTTACGCCTCGTTAGGTTTCTACGTCTGGCAAATTTATGTCTCACTACTGCTGTGTCTATCGTTTCTCTAATGTTCAAGGTAGTCTCCTATCCGTTTATTCAAATAGGCTACCTCATGCGCCAAGGCCATGGAACGCTTTGTGAAAGTCTCCGGTAGCACCTCCTTTGTCATACGGATGTATACCTCCCATTTCCGTGTGGCATGATTGTACCGAACATCCGAAGCCCTCTCTATACCAAGCTCCCCAATGGCCCCATACTCGATCTGATCCGAATACAGGCCCGTCACGTTATTACCATCCGCACTCACCCGCACCACAATATCTGGCATATCCTTATACCCCCACCGTTTCCTCTATCTGTTCAGACTGATAGAACTCATGCGTATCCTCCGTTTCCACTGACTCTCCCATAGCCTGAATAAGTCCTTCAGTCAGGGTCTTGCAGCCGGAACCGAGAATGCCATCAACTTCCACCTTGGCAGTTGATCCATCCTTTGCCACCGTGACTTTCACCATTCCCATTATTTCTTTGCCTCCTTCTCTTTCTTTGCGGGAGCCTTCTTGCTGACCCTGCTTCGCTGTACCGTGAAAGTCATCCGTAATTTGTCCAGAATATTCCGGAAAACCATAGCCACGCATTTATCACAAGCATCCTTCTCGCCATCGATCGAAAGCCGGAGAGTAACATTCCCCACCTTCGTTGGCAGCTCCTCCTCGTACACATCACTGAGCTTCCTTACATCACACTTATCTCCACAATCATCGCACACAGTAATCTTCGACATACCTAACTACCTCCTGACTAAATTGTTATATGTATTTCCAAGTCCCCGTTCTCCAACTTGACTTCCCCAGAGACAAATCCTATTTGGGAAGCCTGACCACGTACTACGTTTGCGGTATATCCATGCATCAAGTTCTCAGCCCCAACCCCAATCACCTCCACGATGGGATTGTAATACTCATCCATCTGCATCACGTACTCTCCATTTTTATCCTTCACCACGCCAGCCACTCCGACAGTCCCACTCTTATCCGTATAGGACAGAACCATCTCAGCATCCACGGCCCCTGCCCACTGACTATTCAGGCTGACTCCCTTCTGGACAGTACAGCCAAGTTCTTTAGCTGTCCGTTCCAGTGTTCCCAGATCCTTGATCTTGGCTTTCGTCTTTGTCCAGTGTGACATTCCTCACCTCCATTAAAAGAATAGTTTCCTACTTCCTATTGCCTTTGCATTGTACCCCGACTTACAATCTATCTCCGGTTTGGAAAGCATCAAGATATTACTAAGATCCGCAGACGAGATATACGGCTGCCTCTTCAGGATAGCCACCGACTTACTGCTCGGACCAAGTATATCCCTTACCGCATCAAACGTGAGCAACGATCCACGGGCCTCAAAAAACTTCTCGGTATTCCCGGTGTCGAATGAGTTGATCCTGATCGTGTGCTTATACACTCCAAGGTTAACATAGAAGCTGTAAAACAAAGACCTCTTCCCAAACTCTTCAGTTGCAACCTTCATGAATATTTTCACTACCGGGAACCGAGATTCATACTGGCAATCATTCAGTTGCGTGAGCATCCCACGCTGTAATGCTGAGTACCACATTATTTCCTCGTCCCCAGATACCACGAACACGTAGAACTTATGCTGCCCTCTTACCCCGTACCCTCCCCATGCTCCTCCATCGTATGTAAACTCCATCGCTACCTCCTCCAAATTGATTTACTCTTATATATAATTATATACTAAATAAAAATATTTGTCAATTAATATTCTGCTTATAGATCATCACGCTCCCTGAGAAATACCGGGAACCGCATCTTACCCTTAGATCCAAATCCTTGATGCCGAACATCAATGTTCTTACCAATTATAATATCAGGGTTGTCTCTTGTGGCTCTCCTGAAGGGTCGTGAGAACCCGCTGCCTACCGGCCCTACATCACCCGACTCAAGCTCCACGATCAGCCGTGCCATAAGGTTCTCAGTTGTCATCATGCCATCCTCATTGATAACCATGTCCTCACACTCTATGCCTATAACCTTGGCCCACACAACTCCATCTTCCTCATTCTTGAACTTGAATTTCAACAACTCATTCGACCTTCTGAAATCATATATCTTACTGGCGTTCCGGAACATTAGCCCTTCATATCCATTCATTATAGCTTCTTCCAACATCGCCTCTATCTTACCCAGAGGAAGCCGACCCTTGCTTGTTGGTGTGATGAAATCATTCTGATATTCAGGCAATGAAAAATCAGAAGCATCCATACTCCTGAATCCCACGGCCCCGCCCTCTATGAAAATATGATACCCAACTTCCTCCCTCGCTTTTTTCTTCCGAATAACATTACCTTTTATTTCCTCAAAGGTAAGATCATGCCTGTACGCCTCTCCATCAATGAAGGTACTCCCTGTCTGCTTGCGGTAGTCTTCCAAAGACTCATCCCAATACGACAAAGATAAAATAGGATTGCCTGTCCGTGTATACTTGAGCCACTCCCCTCCCTCCCACAAACAAACTACCCGAATACCGTCCAGCTTATAAGACCAATCCCATTCTTTTGTTTTATACTTCTTATCCAGTTTGTACTTGTTCGCAAGCTGTACCTTGAACACCTCGATCAAATCAGGGAATGCCTTGTTTATAACAGATGCATTGATACCACATTTCCAGCTCTTGTTAAGTGTCCTACACAGTACGTCTAGTGCACCCGGGTGCAATCGCCTTGCAATTCTGGTAACTGTCTCTTGATTCTTAACGTGGCTATGCGAATTGCAGCACTCCCCTATCGCATCCAGAACCTTAGTGTAATGTTCTAAGATAGATCCAGCCCCGGTATCAAAATCATCTGGATTTACTTTGGTATTGGTTACAACTTCTGTACTGTAGGTGAGGTATAACATCTTGCGGAGTTCTGGTGAGTCATTCGCCTTCAGGATAGCAATCTTCTCGTTGGAACTGGTGGTCATTTCTAATTGATCTAATATATTTTCCACGCTCCCTCCAAATAAAAATCCCGAAGATCTGTCTCAGCTTGAGATAAGCTGCCTGACGCTCGCGCTATCAGGGATCTTCAGGATGGTTAATGTTTGGAGGTAGCTATCTCAATACAGACAAGTATATAATATAGTATTTGTAGCTACTTAGCAATACATATTTTATTTATTTCTGGAACGAATCCTCCCGCATCGGCACCCAACCTTTCCCGAACTCTTTCTTGGATCCGAGCTGCAACATATCGCCCTTTGAGTAGAGCCTGTCTACTTCCTCGCTCTCCATCTGAAGTCTCTCCATAACTTCCTCTTTGGGCACCTTCTCCACATCCAGTAGCCGGTACACTATCTCCGCCATATCCACAATAATATGTGCGCCCCTGGCCCTGTTGTGTCGAATGGTGGACATTACCTGATGTGCCGGATCAGTACCTTCCTGAAGATATGCAACAGGAACCTTCCCACCGGTCATCTTATAGACTTGCTTATCGCCCATTAAATACCACCGATGGAATCCATCTACAATTTCCCCGGTTCTCCGAGCCACAATAGGTGCGGTCCATCCATCTTCCAGCAAAGAAATCTTCAGTAAGGTCAGCTCCGTCTTGTATACAAAGTTTGGATTGTACTCATTTGAATGGAGCTTATCCATATCCACCCATTCAATATTGCTCATGGGCTGCTCATCCATTGGTATATCATTCTCTATCGTGATCTTCTTGAGGGCCAGCTTCCCCCGTATATCCCCAATATCTGTTGCCCACTTAGGTTTCACCCTTGCTTTAGTTTTAGCCTTAGAATCTTGAGCCACCGTCAGCACCTCCCTTGTTGTATTTGTCTAACTCCTTATTGTATTTGGCCCAGGCCTTATCGTACTCAGGCGTACCCAGCTTCTTTGACCGCGACCCAGGATCTTTCCTCCCCTTCGGATCTCCACGCATCGCCAACATCTGCAGGAATCCCCAACTGAGTCCGGTATCAGGATGCGGAACCTCATACAAGATAGGATCATGTTGGGTTGCACTGTAATGTCTCGCAATCAGCATCTTGATTTTCATAGCCGTGACCTTCGCTGTCTCAGGATCATGCTTCTTCAAGAACGCGATCAAGAAAGACTCCCACCGAATATCCGAAGGTTTGTCTGGAAGTTTCCCGTACCCATACAATTCAGTAACCGCATACCTTACTGCGGTGTTGGCCCCGTCTACCCGATCTATCATCTTCTCCCAAATCTCAGGAAAGCAGGTCTTGTACGTCCACAATTTCTGCAAAGGCTCAAACCCAAACGCCGGGGAACATCTCTGATTGTGCATGCTAACCCCGGCAGCAGCCATTACATTATAAGCATAATTATAATCCCAACCAAATACGTCCGGTGCTGTCCATACATCGTGATCCGTCCAATCATAAATAGGATAGATCTTGTGCATGTACTTGCTGCATGGGGGATAATCGTACTGCACAATATAATTATCGTCAGCCTTGCATGTCACCATGCGCTGTCTTGTAAGAGACTCTTGCGCCCGTATACCTAAGATAACTCCCACGCTCCCTTGATCTGGATACCACATCAGATGGGATATGTTTGGGAAGTGAGGTCTGCTCTCAGGAGGCTCAAAAACAAATCCAGGCAAGTCAGTAATGCCTTCAGGTGGAAGAGGTCGGCACCAATTATCTTTTGCTTCAGGTGCCCACGCCCACCACCAAGGACTTGTCCGTGAGCATCCATTAATCATGAGGACAGGCAGACACATCCACCGAAGATTCACCCCGTCCATCTGACTGACCCTCCGAACATAATCCTCAGTCTGAAAAGGTATTGCCTCTTCATCACACATTACTACATCGAGAGGTAATCTATTCCTGGCTCTGGCTACTTCCAGGGCAAGCTGTAAGCAAACCGTAGAATCTTTTCCCCCAGAAAACAGCACAGCTATATGATCGAATCTATCGTACACATTATTCAATCTCTCGATTGCCAGCTCATACACCGACTCACTAACTACTTGCTTTTTCAGGTGCTTAATACCCTTACCCACCGCCATTGGTCACCTCCAAAAAATCTGCACATATTAAATGAACAGCATCGTGAACCGTACTCACACTGAATGCGCTCTTAGCCTTCGCAATAGCTTTCATAACAATCGCCTGCTGATCGTCATCGCAAAAGAACCTGACACCCACCAGATCTGCATGTATATCAGGAGGACGTTGGCCTATCTTCCCGTCTGCACCACCTACCCCACTCGCTTCCGCTTCAGCTATGAATCCATCAAGGAATGACATTTGTCCAGCAGCTTCCAGAATATCCTCTTTCTCTTTCGTATCAAACCCTGAGTACATCCCCTCAGTCTCAGTCAGGCCAGCCAGCTCCTCACCCAAGGTATCTATAAGCCAGTCCCCTTCCCCGACCTTGTTGTCTGCTATCCTGAACGCTCGTATCTGTTCATCAGATAAGTCATCTACTAAAACTGCCGGGACAGTTTTCATTCTCAGCTTTTTGGCTGCCAGCCTCCTGCCATGTCCAGCGATTACCTCGTTGTCTTTCCCAATAAGAATAGGCACACGGAAACCGTATGCCTTAATGGACTCTGCAATCATTGCAACCTGTTCTCTGGTATGCTGTTTGGGATTCTTCTCGTAGGGTTTCAGGTCTTTCAGGTCAACCATTACAATCTTTGAAGTAGCCTCTTCCACCACAGGCTCCTCTTCCGCTGGCTTCTTACGTGCTTGCTGTTTCGCCATCGTGACCCTCCAAGAACCCCGAACAGATTGCCGGGAGTACCCCTTGCTGATTACTAATCTTGAATACTTTCTTAGCCACCGAGATAGCTTCCGTGATTACATCCCGCTGCTCCTTGGTACACATGAAATTTATCCCGGTAATCTTTGACCGATTCTCTGGAAGCTGCCCACCTTCCCCACCACCCTCGGCCCGTGCAACCAAACTATCTATGCAGGTAGTATGTCCGGACGCTCCAAGAATATCTTTGATGTCATCAGAATCAAATCCGAAATACAAGTCATCGACTTCCGCAAGGTTGGATAGTTCTTCTCCGAGAACATCTATCAACCAGTCAGCCTCCGCGACCTTGTTATCAGCAATCCTGAATGCCCTCACCTGCTCATCGGATAGATCGTCAATCAGAACCGAGGGTATGGATTTCAGGCCAAGCTGTTCAGAGGCTTGTATCCTGCCATGTCCAGCTATCACCTCTCCATCCTTGCCAATTAAAATAGGAACCCGAAACCCATACGTTTTGATAGACGATGCAATCTTATCTATCTGTTCCTTCGTATGCTGTTTCGGGTTATTGTCGTATGGTTTTAAATCGCCTATGCCGACCATCTTAATCTGCATGGGCGGATCCTTGGATACAGCCTTCTTTTTCGCCATGTTTTATTCCTCCCGTAGAAAATAAAAAAAGGGCAGAGCCAGCCAAATTAATGACTGACTCCACCCTATGTTAATTAAATTATTTTGTCAACTACTTATTACTCATTCACTACCTGTTCTTTTTCACGGACATCTTGCCCTTCTTAACCACAAAGGTTTCGGACATCCCCGAAAACACTTCCTCCCCGAGAGCCTTACGTGTATCTGCAATCCTGACAGATGTAAGCTTATTAATAATCTGCGGTCTGCCAATCTTATCCAGCATCTTTCTCAGATCCTCCACCGTTGCAACCGTGGTAGAGTGTGGGCTGAATTTTACAACTGCCATCTTCCCGGCAAAGGTAACACCATCCAGCACGACCAATGACTTCTTGATATGATCATACTCCATCTTGGCTTGCTTAGATAACAGACTCAGTTCGTATGCCCTGTCCACCAATGTTGCTATTTCTTTTTTCGTCATTCCACTACCTCCCGATTTAAAATTTTACAGCAAGAAACCCACGACTGCACAAGCAATCAAGATTCCAACCAACACCACGAACCTTCCCAACTCTGTTAAGACTTTCATACCTCTTCCTCCGCATCAGGCCCACCAAATATCTCATCCTGGCACTGTTGGCAAATAGAAGAAATTCCATATTCTTTCTCAGAAAGAGCATCCCTGAACTCCGTTGCCGACTCCCCACAGAACACGCAGATGTTGCCAGCCAGTGATTCCGTTCTACTCCGCCCAAAATTAGCAATAGATAAAACATCCAGAGCATCCGTCATACCTTGCGATTTCTCCATGACTACTTTCCTCCTATGATACTCAAGCAACGTGAGCCGTACCCACTCTCGATACTGGTTGGTACCGTCAGCCGTCTACCACACCTACCGCATCTCCCTTCATGGAAAATCGTCAAGCTACCTGGAAGCGTGCCTTCAACTGCCCTGTTCCAGAACCACTTGAACGTGATACAACTAGGAGCATCCGACTCCACTTTACTCCGTGGAGTACGCTTGAATAAATCATTGTGCAAAATTCCCATGTACCTGTAATGAACATAGTTATCAGGCCCATTCAGGACACTCACGAAATAGACAGGTCCACTCTTGGACTTCGATACTTTGTACGTGAACCTGTTCCCGGTCTTCCCACTCACCAAAGTGAATAGGGCATTCCCGGCTTTCACGAACGCAAGTACATCTCGAATCTCGTTCATCTCACTACCTCCCATTCTTAATCTGTACTACAAGCTGCCTCATCAGTATCCGGAGCCTATCTCCAGACAGACTCCCCCATTACAGGGAGTTTCGGCAAATTACTCAATCCCCAATTCTTTCTCTGCCTCCGCTATCTCTGCCTTACTATATCTTGAACGTATGTCTTTACTGAAATAGCCATCACCATAACAAATATTTGACGGGTTGTTGTGCGGTGGTAATCCATGCAATTTTCTAAGATCACCACGCAACCTTGCCATCCTTTTATTCTTTTTCTTCATCAACTACCTCCCTTTTATGCGTGTCGTGCAATGATCTGGTCACATGCTTGTTCCAGAGCGTAATGCCCCATCTCTCTAAGCTGGCTGGCTATGGCTACAATCATTTCCCTTTCGCCTCTAGCCTCATCATAGATACGATCCCCTATCAAGTCACAAATAGAATCAGCATCGTTATACATCCGGTCAGCTTCTGTCTCATCACCATTTGCACAATCCGTTACTGCGCCCTGTAACCAACTAGAAATATCATAGGCTTTAGCTTCTGCAGTAATCTCACTACCTCCCAATAGAATAAGATTGCTGTCTCGTCAGTACCAAAGCACAACCTCTGGTAGACTCCCCCGGAGGGGAGTTTCGACCTTCCTACCTACATTAACTCTTTCATAATCTTTGCTGATACAACTGCTTGAGCTTTCATAAAGTCTCTGGTCATGTCATCATGTCCCCAAACGTAATGGACAATCTCATGAGCCATCGTTTCAAGTATCTCACTCGCATCACCGATAATATTTTTCGATAAACAGATATACTGCTGATACCTTGTTGATCCAAGACGTTCCGGATTAGCGGGCCAATCCATCACCCTAATATCCAGCATATCGAGGTCAAATATCTTCATAAATAACTTCCGGCATTTCCTAAGCTTATTGCGATTCACTTGGCTCATACAGTCCTTTGGTACTCGCTTTCCCCTAACAGCCGGGACGTTAGCAACCACCATCTTATCAGGATTGAAGATCCCTTTGATAAAAGAAATATCAATTGGCATCACCTTGTAGCCGTGATACTCCGCAGTATTTGACGCTTCAGGAGAAGAATAATAACATATCTTTTCCGAGCCGACTGCTTTCCTAACCAACCTTGCCAGTGTATTTCTACTCTTGAAGTTCCAAGAACTCCACCATCCACAGCTTGCTTCCAGCATCGTACCATCCATGTTCGCTACGATCTCAGCAAGATACTCCAAATATCCTGTGTTGCTAGCCTTCTCCATCAGTTGGGATATTCGCCATTTTACGGTATCCATATCGGTGTCGCCTGTAATTGGATTTTCCCTCTCCATGTTCAGGTTGTACCCGAAGTCCGAATCAATGTCGCGGGTGTATATACCTTTGATAAACAGCTTACCGGGTTTGTTCAGAAGAATTTTATCCTGAAAGTTATCATTCGTTTTCAGAAACCTATCAGCAAATGATTCCTTTACACCGTGGATAACAACCTTCGTACCATGGTAACTCTCTGGTGCGGTGCTGTAATCAATAGCCAGAACTTGACGGTCAAACATTTCCTGAAGTCTCGGCTTCAGTACCAATCCGTTGCTCTGGATCTTAACTGTCCGGTTTTCTCGGAGCAAGCACAACAGGCCGAACTTCATCCCCTCACCAAACTTTCCAATGGTAGATACGCCATCCTTGGATGACTCACCAATCAGCAGATTGTGAAGTTCCATACCGGGTCCATCATCCTTAATCACAAGTCCCTTTGCTGTTTTCCTCAAAGATACTTTATCCCCGGCATCGACAGCGTTCTGATAAATTTCACGAACAGCTTCCCAGTCTCCCCAATTCTTGCGATAGTTGACACTGACCGGATACTCAATAGTCCCTTGATTTAAATCTCTCATTTTACTACCTCCCATTTGTACTTCACTCAGTAGCGTCTCTGTGCTACCTCATCAGTATCCGGGTGCAACCCCGGATAGACGCTCCCTCTCAGGAGAGCGTTTCGGTATAGAGACTACTTGGTTGCGTTCGCAGCCTTCTGTGCGGTTCTCGTTGCGCCTTTCCCATACGGCAGCAGAATGGTTTTTCCATTGGTTGTCATCTCGGCAGCTTCCTCCCCGAAGACAATTCCAGTTCCATTCTTTTTTGCCGACAACGGTGCGGAGTTTTCATCGTACTTGACGACCCACTCCTTCTTTGCAAGAGACTTAATCAGTCTGGTGCGCGATGCCTTGACCGTTCCAGCTTGTGGTGTGGATCGGTTATTGGCTCTCGCCTCCAGCAGCTTGTCTTCCAGCTCATTGATCTTCTTACGTTCCACTTCAGCTTTGGGAGAAAGTTCATCCAACTGCTCAGTGAGTTCGGCCTCTTTCTCGGCCATCTCTTTCAGCCGTTTGGTCATACGATCAAACTCCCGTACTTCCGCATTGGAAACCTTACTGATACGTTCCAGAAGGGCTTCCTGTTTTTTCTCGGATCTCGCAATGATGTTCTTATCCTTGCGAAGCTGATCCTTGGTAGCTTTCAGAGATTCTTTCTGAGCCTCAAACTTTTTCTTCAAAGCTTCCAGGGTTTCCGGTGTGATCTCATCATCCTTGATGACCTTCTCGATGTTCTGAACTGCTTTGTCATCTGCTTTCTTCGCTGCTGCACTCGCCTTGGTACTTGCACTTGCTTTACGTATTGCCATTTTCACTACCTCCCTTTAAACTTTTAAAAGGTAAATCTGCTACCTCATCAGTATCAAGGAACAACCCTTGATAGACACTCCTTGCGGAGTGTTTCGGTATTAAGCATAATACAATTCCACGATCCTATCCTTCGCGGCAGCTTCCAGTCCCCTACGTCCAAACATCCTGGCAGTCTGAATCATTGCAACCAGCTTCTTGGCATTGGTAACTTTCTTCA